TTAACAACCAACCTTGAGTTCCATCTGTATAGACCAAAGTATTGGCTGCCCTTTCTACTGAAACTGTTAAGTCGGCCGCAGAGCCTTGAATATTTTCTGAGTTTCTTCCGATTGTTAAATTATTTGTGTCAAACGTTCCTGCGTAATCTACAAATGAAACTTCATCTCCAATTGTTGGTGAAGCAGGTAGTGTCATTGTAATAACGCCACTTGTTGTATTTATAAAATATCCTTCGCCAGCTACTGCTGTAAAATCTCCAGTCTTAACTGTTTGCCATGAAGTACCGCCTGATACTGCTGCAAAAGATAAGTTACCTGAACCATCTGTTTTTAAAAACTCATCTGCATTACCATCATTGTTTGGTAAAGTTAAAGTTACATTCGAAGCTAAAGCTGGAACTTTAATATCTATATAATTAGATCCTTCATCTGTATCTTCTGTAATTCTTAATGTTCCTGATTGAGTTGCATTACCAGTAATTTGTACAACACCTGTACCATTTGGTGATAAAGGGATGTTTCCATTTGAAACTGATATAATAGAATTACCATTTACATCTAAATCACCACCAAGTTGAGGTGATGTATCATCAACAACGTCTCCACCTGTTTGAACTTCTATAACATCTGGATTAGTTCCATCATTTGCAGTTGCAAAAACAATTGAAGTACCTTTGTTTGTTGTAGCAAAAGTAAAAGAGCTACCACTTCCTGATACATATTTAAATTCTACTGTAAAAGAACCTGTTGTTGCATTTTTTAAAATATAAAAAGTTTCTACATCTAAAGGTATTGTGACTATTTGATTTCCTGTAATAGTACCAGTGAACTCAATCATTCTTGCTTGAGCTGTTCCAGTTAATGCACCATCTGCAACTGTTAAAGCAGTTGTTTGCGCACCACCAGCAATTGAAACTTGTTTAAATCCACCTGTTATCTGTTCGATAAGATCAAGGTTTGCATTTGTTTTTGTTCCCCATGTACCAGCGTTTTCGCCAGTAGCCATTTTTTCTATACCGAGAGGTGTATATGTTGATGCCATAAATTTTTATCTCCTATGCAGCGTCACTATAACTTGTATTAGATCCAGTTGCAACATTAGAATAATTCGTATTCGAACCTGTTGAAACACCGTTATAAGTGGTATTTGAACCAGTGTCAACATCCTCGTAGTGAATAATAAATGGAGATCCAACAGAAGCTGTTATTTCAAAGCTTTCTAATCCAACAACTTGATCTGCAACATCAATAGATCCTACAGAAGCACTAAATGATTGACCTGTTAGACCCATAACTTGGTCTGCAGGATCAATAGTTCCTACACTTGACGTAACTTCTTGACCATCTAGATTTACAACAGAAGAACCTAATCCAACAAGTTGACCTAAACTAAATTCTGATTCTTGACCTTGTAATGTTACAGCATTATTTGGTGCAATAGCTGTTCCTTGTTCAGAAGTTATTTCTAAACCAGTTGGCTCTACAACTGTTACAACATCTATTGTAGGTGTGCCTAAAGCTGATGTAACTTCTTGACCTGTTAATGATACGTCTTCATTTGGTGCTACAGCTGTACCTTGTTCAACTGTAAATTCTTGACCTGTCAGACCTATAACTTGATCTGCAGGTGTAATGACACCTAATGCACTTGCAATTTCTTGACCTGATAGTTCAACACTTACTCCTATTTCAGTTGTAAGTGATCCAACATTTCCTGTAAACGAAACACCTGAAGGTAAAACATCTGCATTAGCAGTAATAGTTAATGATCCAACATTAGATGTAGTTTCAACTCCAACTAAATCAACTACAGCTGAACCTGTAACAGTAACACTATCATTTAACGTAGATGTAATTGATAAACCAGTAGGCTGAACTACTTCACCAGAAAGATCTCCCCAATTACCTGCACCCCAAGTTTTTGTGTTCCAACCCGTATTTAAATCTTGATTTAAATTCCACCAATACTCACCCCACGATTGTGATCCCCATGAATTAGCAACTAAATCTATATTCATTAAACCACCCATTCCAGAATTTTGAATAGAAAAATAATAAAGTGTGCTTGGTGTACTTGCTGTTATTGTTATTTCTACATAAGCACCGGGTTGACCTGGAGAATTAAATCTTGTTGTTCCAGTGTTATAATAAATACCACCGTTATGTATTCCATCAGGTGTTGTTGAAAATACTAAATTGTTTCCTGAACATGAAGGGTCAGAATCATCAAATCTATATGTCTTTCCTATATCTAAACTTAAAGTATCTCTTTGTACTCCATCAATATAAAAACCACCTGCCGCACCGCCTGGTACGGTTAATGTAAAAGTAACGTCTGCCATAAGACGTTATCCTTTATGCTAATCTTAGGATTGCGTCACTAGCGTCTGCTGTAGGAAATTGAATTGTGAAAGTTCCATTAGTTGCAGTCTTGTCACCACCAAAAGCAATAACACAAACCGCATCAGTAGTACCAGTACCACCATCCGTTGTTGTGTTGTAAATTAAAGCACCGTTTGCAGTGAAAGAAGCTGATGTATAAGAAACATCATCGAAGTCTGTAAATGCAGTTGTACCTGATAAAGATACTCCAGCATTAGTTAATGTAGCACCACCTGCAACGTAAGCAGATCCTGCATCGTTTGTAATTTCATTTGTTGCTGAATAGTCAGTTGTTGCTGCACCTAAAGTTGCAGAGCTTGTGTACAATGCAATTTTAAAAGTGTCTCCACCTGATGAATCAAAATCGTGTTTACCTTGTAAAAGTTCTTGTTTAAAACTTGAACAAACTGCTGATGTTATTGCCATAATTTATCTCCTATTACGGTGACGGAGAAGGAACTTGTATACGAACTGTACCGTCAGTATAATCGTCTCTTTTACGTCTACCAAGTTGCTCTGCAGCAAACTTTTGTACCTCTTGTTTATATTTATTTTCATATAATGTCAACATATCTTGTGGACCTTTTAAATAAGAAAATGCCTCTACTAAGCAAGCATATAATAATCCATTTCCAAAGTATTGACTTATGTAAGTTGTTGTATTTGAACCAGAAAGACCAGTTGGAATAGCCTCATAATGTATTTTAAAAACATAGGTATCATCTGGAGCAGGAGCTAAAAATAATCTTCCTGAAGTCGTGTCAGTTATACCTGTTGCTCCACCAAACATAGCATAATATTTTGGTTTAGCTCTAGCTGCTGATTCTGTAGATGGTTGAAATTCTTGTAAATATGTTTCGTCTTTTTTCTCCAACCAAGTATTTGCACCTGTAGAAGTTGATGTTGAATCATAAACTTGTACACCTTTTACAAATAAAGTTTGAGCAGGTACGTTAATTGTATTTTGTCCTGTAACTAAATTACCAATAGATTGTTTTTTATATGCATCAATTGGTACATCTCTTAAAATTCTAAGTTCAGAGTTTTCAATAAACTGATCAGTAATAGTAGCAGTTAAAACATTTGTATCTGTTTCAGTATAATTTTGAATCGCTGTTGTTAATGTTGCGTATGTAAATCCAGCCATTATTTAATATCCCCTTTATGCTTTAAACGTATCTTTTTTTGTTTTGCAGTTTCTTCATACATCTCAAGATGAGGGTCCTGTTTTTCAGGTTTAAAAATATTTTTTATCCAATTCCAAATTTTATTTATCATGCTTGTATCGTTATAGGCCCAACGGAACAACCGTAGCCTCCTCCTTTTATACTACCTGTTGTAGCAGTATTTGTGTCAACTGTAAAAAAGAAAAAATTAGTTGCTAGATAATCATTTGATGCATCTCTTGCACCATTTTTATATTTTCCAGTTCTTATTGTGTATCCAGCTGCTTTTGCAATATTAGATCCTGATATACCGTCAAAACTTACAGGGTCAGCATAAACAAAACCACTTCCTGCAGAAGTAGTTGGTGGTCCTCTAAATCTATATGCAGTATTATCTGTTAAACCATGACCAGGTGAAAATACATTTATAATACTAGATCCTGCTTCATATGTTTCAAAACCATTATCAGGTATTCTTACCGTTGTAGCAGGTTCCGTTCTATCTGGTCTAACATTTAATAATGCAACACCATCACCACCAATTGGTTTTGGTTCAAGTTGTGGTTGCTTAGGTTCATACTCTGTGTAATGAACAAAAGAACCATTCCATTCTCTTACCATTTCTTTATACGGAAACTCCATACCTGATCTATCAGATATTGCTTTAGCGTGTTTTCCTATTGCATATTTTGACATTATGCTCCTGGGTAATAAGCTTTAGGTGTAATAAATGTACTTGAGGCTGAACCATCTTCGGCTAATGCTCTAGCTAATTCATCTTCATAATATAGTTTCATTTGTTGCACTAATTGTGGTTGATATTTTTGTGCTAAATAAAATGATAAACCCGAAGTCATACACGGTACAAATCTAAAAGGTAAGTCTGTTGCATTTGTATAATCACCTACATCTTGAATTCTATTTATATAATAGAAATGCATATCTTTAGATGCATTAGTAGAATCAGGTGTTGGATAAATACTAATACTAACATGATCAATAAATCTTTGTACCCAATATTGATTAGGTGTACCTTGTGAAAGTTTATTTGAAAAAGCTGCATAAGTTGATCTATCAACCTTAGTCATTGGACTATCGGATTGAGTAGTCTGAGTTCTATTATTTCTTAACTGTGCTTCAAGGACATCGGAGATTCCATAAATACCATTAGGATTTGAAGTAGCACTTGTACCATCTGCAGCTGATCTAAAAAATTTATATTCAGCTTGTCCTTCAATTAAATCAAGATCTAATTCAC